CCACCAACACGCAGGACATCTTGACCAATTCCGAAAAAGCCACCAACTTGGGGGTGATTACATCGCTATGTCGTAAAACTGCCCCCATCAAAACTTACATCATTCTCTCTCTCAGTATTTCCCCCCCCGCATTTTGGGTATGTCCTATCTCTCTAGATTATTGGTTGCCTGGACCAAGGGGGGGGGAGGGGGGTCAGGAGGGGTCAAAAAAAGGGGGTCGATTTTACCAAAAGTTATCCCCAAAATCGATCAAAAGCTGTGTATAACTGTTCACCTAAAGTTTGCCAAGTGAACACGGCGCTTTTCACCTGAAACGGCTTTTTAGGAGTAGATTTTACCTAACGCCAAACGGCGGGAAACACGACACTAGGGAGATACCAAATTGCCAACAGTAACGAGCGCCAGAGCAAAAGCCACAAAAGGAACATTCGAGCTAACCGACACGGGTTTGCTACTCAGAGCGAACAGCGTTAGGGAACAAGGTCGGGTCAGATTTTGGGGGGCCGAGTTCGAACACCCAGAAGCGGGCAACCACGCCCACCACCTGAACGACACTATTTTCGAAGCCAAGAGCGACAGCACAATTCCAAGGGGTTCGGGGGATTGTTCTTGTCAGCTTTGCAACCATTCTTGCGATTGTTCAGAGTGCGACAGGTCGAGGCGTTACAGCGGTTGTGACAACCGAGGGTTGAACGAAGTCACGACCAAGCCGACAAATAGAGATTGGGGCCATCACTTGAACGACTACATCGAGGCACTGGGAGAGACGGGACTATCGCCAGAAGATTATCGCTACTGGTGCGGAGATTGCGACGAAACTGATTGCGGTTGTGATGAAGACTACGCCGAGGACTTGAGCAACTGGGGATTTCACACGCACATAGATGCCCGTGATTTGAACTTCCGCCAAGTTGCTTCGGTGGTCAGATTGGGAACCGCAATAATGCGGAATTTTCCCGAGGTGTTCGGGTCAGATGAAGACGGATACAACAACCACCAGAGGAACGAGGAAGAACTGCAGGAACTGGCAACGAACGGCGAGTGGCGAGGCTCACGCCCCAGTGTGAACCCGTCAGGAGTTGTCAGGTATCTATCGCTGGAGGAGAGCGACAGGCAAGACCCAGACGACTTTCCAGCTTCGAGCCAAAAAGCAACCATTGAGTTTCGGACATTCCGATACACCGACAACCCAAAATTGCACAGCGCCAGAGTTGCAACGGCAAGGGCGATTGTTGATTATGTCAAAAGTGGAAAGCCACTTTTTTATCTAATCCGAGAGAGGAACTTCAAGCTAGTTCTGGAGGCGCTTGAGATAAGTAAGCACTAACAAAACCGAGATGCCCCGACATTCGTGTCGGGGTATTCTTATGTCCAGATGTCCCCCATTTTTTCGGGGCGCAATCCTGCGGATTGGCTCGCAAGCTCGCAAGCGCCCCGAGAGAACCAAACGAAAGGAATGCCCCCCGAGGGGCATCGAGAGGCTTTTCTTAGCGCACCTACTAGGCAGTAAAGAAATCATTTTATTTGGGTGTCTACAGTCTATATAATACCTTCCCCTACCGTATGTACTTCAGCCAGATTTACAGTGATTCCCCTCCCTGCGTGATAGGATACTGGCATGAACGAAATTACAGTGAGAATCACTCAGGCAGACGATAGCCTAGATTCTTTGGAAATGCAAATAGAGTTAATCGATCCCGCAGGAGAGGATGACTTCGTTGATGTCTGGGCAGTCACCCTCTATAGAAACATGGAAGCTGAGTACGATGGCTACTTCGAGATAGTAACCCACAGCGACGAGATGGATGTTATTACTATGGCGTTCCTAACAGTTGGTTCAAAGTAAAGTTTTACCCAAACAGCAACTCTAAAAAATTTCCCGTATGATTTTTTAGAAAAACCAAACAAGGAGAAGAAAATGTCACGTGGATTAACAGAGGAAGCCGCCCCCCAAGAAGAACCTGCAACATTAGCAGAGGTAGCCGACATTGTGTTTGGCACAGCTCTATACCTAGAGACGCTGGAAAAGAAGCTAGATGAGGTTTTGGCGCTTTTAAGGGCTGAAGACAAGGTATAATTAGATCATGTCACAAAATCCAGTCTCCCTACTAGACGAGACGCTTATTCGAGCAGCTGCCGCTGGTAAGTCAGGCGACGAGATGCAAGAGCTGACGGGTATACCTGCAGCTCAAGCTGTCATGCACATTAAGCAACTCCTGTCACGTCGTGATATCTGGTCAGAGGTGGAACGCCGACAGCTACTGCTCTATGAACTAAACGAGCTAAAGGACAGCCTGACTGCCCGTGCTGTTGAGATGCAGGACGAGGACTCAGCTAGGCTGCTGCTAAAGGTGCTTCAGGAGATTGGTCGAAGGCTAGACCAAGAGAACATAAAGCTAGAGCACGATGTTATAAGACTTAGTGAGTATCAAGAGCGTGTGCTACTGAAGGCAATGGATGCAGCGTTGAACTTTGCAAAGGGCGAGCTGTTGTCAAGGTACCCAGAAGTTCCAAAGGGTGAGCTTGATGAGCTAGTAGTTGAAGGATTGGTTAAAGCCAAGTACGAACTAGAGCAGGAACGGGATGATAACTAATGCCACTATACGAGTATGTGTGCCCTTGGTGCGAAGAAAGAGTTGAGATCAGTCACTTGATGGTTCACACGCCAGAGGTGTATTGCCCAGTGTGCGTAAAAGTAATGAACAAAGGGGTATCAGCCCCGCAGATTACTTTTAACGGAACCGGCTTCTACAGTACGGATAAAACCCAAGCATGATTGAAGGTGCAATTGACGGTGTTGTTGCGGAGATGCGTCGCCGTAGCAAAAACTCAATGTACCTCAACGACCCAGTTGCTTGGGCATCTGATGTAGTTGGCAAGCACATGTGGTCTAAGCAAGCTGAGATCGCTGGAAGCATTGTTGACAACACACACACTGCCGTGGTAAGTTGTAACGGAGCTGGCAAGAGTGCAACCGCTGGCATCTTAGGTGCTTGGTGGGTTGCAGTGCACGACCCTTACGAGGTTGCAATGATTGCCTCAGCTCCTACTTACCCTCAGATTGCTCGTGTGTTATTCCGTGAGCTAAAAGACAACTACAAGGCAGCAGCCATCAGAGGCTTCAAGCTGCCCGGGCACATCAACCAGTCAGAAGAGTGGAAGCTTGACGATGAGTTTGGAACGCTGCTTGGTTTCGGTAGGCGACCTTCTGACACAGACATCGTTTCTGCCTTTCAGGGTATCCACCGTAGATACGTATTTGTAATCCTTGACGAAGCTGGTGGTATCCCAGTAGACCTATACACCGCTGCTGAGGCGGTTACAACCTCCGCTGACTCTAGGGTGTTAGCAATTGGTAACCCTGACCGCAGAGGCACAGAGTTCCACAGAATTTTTCGTGAAGACGAGACTTGGAACAAAATAAAAATTTCGGCTTTCGATTCTCCGAACTTCACAGGCGAGTGGGTTCCAGAAGAAGTGAAGCCGCTCTTGATCCAGCAAAGCTGGGTTGACAGGCAGAAGATTGCTTGGGGCGAAGACTCTGCAAGATTTAAGTCCAAGGTGCTGGGCGAGTTCCCAGACGAGGACGACACTGCATTCTTTAGCCAGACCGCTCTTGATAAGTCTGTTGACGCTGAGTTTGAAGAAGATTCAGAGATAGAAATAGTAATGGGCGTTGACCTTGCCCGCTTCGGTGAGGACGACAGTGTTATCTACACTAACCAAGGTGGCAGACTGCGGAAGCATTCAAGTTGGAGCAAGGCTACTTCGGTTGAGAGCGCCAACAGGGTTCACCAAGCTGCCATTGAGCTAGGAGCCAATCAGGTTCGAGTTGACGGCGCTGGACTAGGTGGACCTGTCATCGACCAGTTGGCTGTTCTTGCTGACGATAAGTACACTGTTATATCTATGATGGGTTCTGCTGCCTCGCCAGACAGGACTAGATGGTTCAATGCTCGTGCCTATAATTTCGACTCCCTTCGGGAGCAGATGCTTGAAGGTCAAATTGACATCGACCCTGATGACAAAGACCTAATGGATGAGATGATGATGCTTAGATATAAGTTCTCATCTCTTGGTTCTATTCAGATAGAGTCCAAAGACGACATGAAATCCAGAGGAGTTCACTCTCCTGACAACTTGGACGCTGCTGTTTACGCATCTGTGAACCTAGATAACATCTTTAAATCTCCATTTGGCGACTCAAAGGTTGGCGACAGGATACTTATGGACCCAGAGATTCAGTTCCAAAGTGAATCTTTCTATGGTTCTTGGGTATGGTAGACTGCTTTTACATACTTTTTAAGGACTTTTAGTGGCTGATTCAGACTTTTTAGCAGACTTTCAAGCAATGTCATCAGAAAACGAATTACTTCGTGAGTCTTATGCTTCAATGGCTAGTGCAATCCTTTCCTTCGATGATGAGGGTTGGAATCCAATTGGCGCTCAATACGGTGTCAATGGCTTCACTCTTACCGAACTTAAAATCTCTGCAGCTAAGATCCGTGAGGTAACAGAGGGAAACCCTCTACTAAAGCGTGGTTCTGCTATGAGAACAAGCTATATCTTCGGTCGTGGCGTTGTCTTTGGTGACCAGCCACCCAGAGTGCGCAGGATTATGGAAGACCAGCAGAACCAAGACGTTCTGTTTATC